GAATTGCCCACGCGCAAGTATCTGGAAAAATAGGCGTAAACATGCGTTGTGGGTAATGTGGGTAATGGTTTCTGTTATTAATAAGAAAAATTATATTACTGTATAGGCGTACAGTATGTATAGCTGTAAAGCATAACTGTAGAGACTTCGCCGACTTTGTGGGCAATGCCCACATTGCCCACATTGCCCACAAATGCCCACGCCCGCATGCTTGTGGGCAATGTGGGCAATCCGTTTGCAATTGCCCACATTGCCCACAGAACCACGCGGCCACGCGGCGCGCATGCGTCCAGGCCGACAGCTTGCGGGCGTCGTGGGCCATAACCGATTGCCCACAACGCCGCGACTGGATGCAAACGGGAATCATTTGCAACTAGGGGGTGGGCCGGCCCGCGCGATGGCCTGTACCTGTATCGGAGGGGTTACAAAAAATTTTTTATTTTTTTACCCGCTAGCCCGTAAATTAAAGTCTTGTGCTATTCTTGCGTGGCGATGTCTGACGTGATGCGCACGTAGCGACCGGGAGGTAGCTGAAGGGCTATAGCCCACCATCTAAGGCAATCTCCGCCCCGGCACACAGGTCACACGGTTGTTGTGGATCGCGGCCTCCCGGCAGGACAATCCTGCACATCGCTTGCTATTGCCTTACACGAAAGGTAGTGTTGCGACATGTTCAAATCGCTCCCGTTTGAGCCCCGCGAGATCAAGGCGACCGAATCGCGGCTTCAAGCAATTTATGACGCGGCGGCGCTCGGGCTTAAAGGTGATAGCCTTGCGCTCGCAGCGGGCATGCTGCCCACCGAATACCGCCGCTTATGTCAAATGGACCCGCTCGCCGAAATGGCCGAGGCCAAAGGCCGTGCCGACGCTGAGGCTGAGGCGGCAGGTCAACTGCGTGAGGCGGCTCGCAATGGCGATAGCAAGGCTGCGCTCTCGCTCCTACAGCATGTGCACGGCTGGGTGGCGAAGCAGCAAGTCCAGGTCGATGTCACGCAGCAGATCAGCGTCATCGCGGCGCTGCAAGAGGCGGAGTCTCGCGTCATCAATGGCCGAGTATTGTCGGCTGCTCCGGCTGCACTGACCCACGCCGAGCCAACGGCCCTCGCGTACACCCAAGCGGAACCTATTGATGCAAACGCCGATCTATAGCGCCGACGACGAGCAGCAGATCATGTCACGGCTCTGGGCGCCGTCTGTCAAGGACGACCCCGAGGCGTTCGTGCTGTTCGCCTTCCCTTGGAAGCAAAAGGGCACGCCTCTGGAGCACTTTGACGGCCCGAGGCGGTGGCAGCGCAAGGTGCTGCGGGACATCGCCGCGCACATCGCCAAAAACAAAACGGCGACCAGTTATGAGGTCTTGCGCATGGCCACCGCCTCGGGGCGCGGTATCGGTAAGTCGGCCTTGGTCAGCTGGCTCATCCTATGGATGCTAGCGACCCGCATAGGCTCGACGACCATCGTGTCGGCTAACAGCGAGGCGCAGCTACGCTCGGTCACCTGGGCCGAGGTGACTAAGTGGCTGGCGCTGCTCATCAACAGCCATTGGTTTGAGGTGAGCGCGACGCGCGTGATGCCGGCCAAGTGGCTCGCGGAGATTGTCGAGCGCGACCTTAAGAAAGGCACGCGGTACTGGTCGGTCGAAGGGCGACTCTGGTCGGAGGAGAACCCCGACGCGTACGCGGGCGTACACAACCACGACGGTGTGCTAGTCATCTTCGACGAGGCCAGTGGTATCCCAGACAGTATCTGGTCGGTGACGGCGGGCTTCTTTACGGAGAACACGCCGCATCGCTTCTGGCTGTCCTTCAGCAACCCGCGACGCAACGAGGGGTATTTCTATGAGTGCTTCAACGCGAAAAGAGAGTTCTGGACAACGCAAAACATCGACGCGCGCCAAGTCGAAGACACCGACAAAGCGGTCTACGAGCAGATCATCGCCGAGTACGGCGCCGACAGCAGCCAAGCCAAGGTCGAAGTGTATGGAGAGTTCCCCTCCGACGGAGACGACCAGTTCATCAGTCCTCGCCTGGTGGACGAAGCTATGGCAAGAGTTCGTTTCAAGGATGAAAGCGCCCCTCGGGTAATCGGCGTTGACCCCGCGCGCGGGGGCGCTGACTCGACCGTCATCGTCGTAAGGCAGGGGCGCGACATCGTTGCAATCCGGCGCCACCGAGGCGAGGACACCATGACGACCGTCGGTCGCGTCATCGACGCTATTGAGGAGTTCAACCCCGCGCTCACCGTCATCGACGAGGGCGGTTTGGGCTACGGCGTACTTGACCGGCTAAAAGAGCAGAGGTATAAGGTACGTGGGGTGAACTTTGGCTGGAAGGCCAAGAACCCGGTGATGTGGGGCAACAAGCGGGCAGAGATGTGGGGCGACATGCGGGAGTGGCTACGCTCGGCGAGCATCCCGACGGATCGGCTCCTTAAGTCGGACCTGTGCGGCCCCCACGTCAAGCCTAACTCGTCAGGTACGTTGTTCTTGGAAGGGAAGAAGGAGATGAAAGCTCGCGGCCAAGCGTCACCCGACGCAGCGGACGCGCTCGCCGTCACCTTCGCCTACCCGCTCGCTAACCGCGAGGCGCGGGACAAGCCAAGACGCATCGTTGCCGAGCGTGGAGGCAGCATGACAAGCAGCTGGATGGGAGCCTAATGGCGCGCAAAACGGTCAGTCTGTCGGTCGGTCGGGGCGAGAAGCAGCCCGTGTCTAAGGGCGCGGGCTTGACGGCCAAGGGGCGCGCTAAGTATAACCGCGCTACGGGCAGCAACTTGAAGGCTCCGGCACCTAGTCCGAAGACTAAGGCGGACGCAGGGCGTAAGAAGTCTTTTTGCGCGCGAATGAAGGGCGTTGTAGCCAAGGCCAAAGGGCCGGCTGAACGAGCAAAGGCGTCGCTTAGACGCTGGAAGTGCAACTAATGGCCGCTAAAACGGGTTTGTACGCTAATATCCACGCGAAACGCGAGCGGATTAAGGCCGGATCGGGCGAGAAGATGCGCAAGCCTGGGGCTAAGGGCGCACCAACCGCTAAGGCGTTCCGGCAGTCGGCCAAAACGGCTAAAAAGAGGTAATTTACATGCCACTCGTTAAGTCTGCCAGCAAGGCTGCCTTTCGTAAGAACATCAAGGCTGAGATGAAGGCGGGCAAGCCGCAGAAGCAAGCGGTGGCGATCGCCTACTCGGTCAAGCGTAAGGCTCAAGGTAAGAAGCGCAAATAATGGCTAAAGACCCCACAGGGCTGCGCGGCGCGGCACGCGTCGCTAACACGCCCACCGACCGAGGCAAAGCCTCGCGCGATCCGGCGGACGTGCTGGCTACGGCCCGCTCGCGGTTGACCTCCGCCCTCGCGGCGTACTCAGACAGCCGTGAGGACGAGCTAGATGACCTGCGCTTCATGGCAGGCTCGCCCGACAACCAGTGGCAATGGCCACAGGACGTGCTGGCGCAGCGCGGATCGGTGCAGGGACAGACGCTCAACGCGCGCCCGTGCCTTACAATCAACAAGCTGCCGCTGCACGTACGGCAGGTGACGAACGATCAGCGTCAGAACCGGCCGGCCGGCAAGGTTATCCCGGTCGATGACAAGGCGGACGTTGAGGTCGCTGAGATTTTTGACGGAATTGTCCGTCACATTGAGTATATTTCCGATGCGGATGTCGCTTACGACACCGCGTGCGACAACCAGGTCACGTACGGCGAGGGGTATTTCCGCATTTTGACGGAATACTGCGACGAGAACACGTTTGACCAAGACCTTCGTATCGGTCGCATCCGAAATAGCTTCAGTGTTTACATGGACCCGACCATCCAAGACCCTTGCGGGGCGGATGCCGAGTGGTGCTTCATCACCGAAGACATCCAGAAGTCGGATTTTGAGCGCATGTACCCCAATGCAGAGCCGATTTCAACGGTTATGCAGCGCGGTGTCGGCGACCAGGCGCTGTCGCAGTGGATCAACCAGAATACTGTCCGTATTGCCGAGTATTTCTACAAAGAGCACAGCCGAGAGACGCTGAACCTGTACGCCGGCAACCAAACGGCGTACGCGGGTTCGCCCGAGGCGCGTGAGCTTGAGATGCTGGGCCTCCAGCCCATCCGCAAGCGCGAAGTTGACGTTAAGCGCGTCAAGTGGCTGAAAACCAACGGCTACGAGATTCTGGAATCCTCTGAATGGCCGGGCAAGTGGATTCCTGTAATCCGCGTGATCGGCAACGAGTTTGAAGTAGACGGCCGTATGTACGTGTCGGGCCTTGTGCGTAACGCCAAGGACGCCCAGCGCATGTACAACTACTGGGTGTCCCAAGAAGCCGAGATGCTGGCTCTGGCCCCCAAGGCGCCGTTTATTGGCTACGGTGGCCAGTTTGAAGGCTACGAAACCCAATGGAAGACGGCCAACACGACCAACTGGCCGTACCTAGAAGTTAACCCCGACGTGACAGACGGGCAGGGAAACATCCTGCCGCTGCCACAACGCGCACCTCCGCCGCTGGCCCAGACGGGCTTGATTCAGGCGAAAATGGGCGCTGCCGACGACATCAAGGCCTCTACCGGCCAGTATGATGCAAGTCTTGGCATGCGCTCCAACGAGCGCACCGGTCGGGCCATCTTGGCGCGTGAACGGCAAGGCGACACAGGCACATACCACTTTGTAGACAACCTCGCTCGTGCTATCCGCTATGGGACGCGCCAACTCGTTGACTTGATCCCGAAGATTTACGACACCCAGCGCATCGCGCGCATCATCGGCTTGGACGGCGAGACATCGACCGCCCGTATAGACCCGATGCAGGCCGAACCGGTGCGTCGCATCGTGGACGAGACGGGCGTGGTGATCGAGAAAATCTACAACCCGTCGGTGGGCAAGTACGACGTGGCGGTCACGACCGGCCCGTCTTACGCGACCAAGCGGCAGGAAGCCATGGACGCGATGGGGCAGATTTTGCAGGCTAACCCGCAGCTTTGGTCGGTCGCCGGCGATCTGTTCGTTAAGAACATGGACTGGCCGGGCGCTCAGGAAATTAGCAAGCGGCTTCAGAAGATGATTGATCCGAAGCTGCTCGCGGACGAAGAAGACCCAGCCCTGCAAGCCGCCAATCAGCAGATGGAAGTGATGGCGCAAGAGATGCAGATGATGCAGGACATGCTCCGCCGCGTGCAGCAGTCGATGGAAGCCCGTGAGGTGCAGATCAAGGAGTTTGAGGCTCAGGTCAAGGCGTACAATGCCGAGACGGATCGAATTAAAGCGGTCGAGAGCGGTCTAACTCAGGAGCAGGTGCAAGACATCATTATGGGCACGCTGGCTGGCATGCTATCGACCGGTGAGCTTGTGGCGCCTAGCGCCCCCCGCGAGATGGGTATGCCGCCTGAAGGGATGCCGCTATGACCTGTGAAGTCTTTATCGGGCACTTGTTCCTTGCGCGCGATGTGACGCACTCTACGCACCTCAACACGCGTAACTTTGCAAAACACAAGGCGTTGCAGAAGTTTTACGAAGGGGTCATTCCGCTCGCAGACAGCTTCGCAGAGGCCTATCAGGGCCGTTACGGCCTGATTGGTCCGATTGCGTTACAAACGGCTAAAAAGACGAACAATGTGCTCGACTTTTTGCAGGACGAGCTGAAGACGCTTGAGGAAATGCGTTACACGGTTTGTAGTAAAGAGGATACTCCTCTACAAAATTTGATTGATGAGATACTGACGTTGTATCTTACGACCATTTATAAACTGCGCTTCTTAGCGTGAGGGTAGAACATGGAACTTCTTAATCCGATGGCCGATGCCGTATACCCCGGTCGTACGGTAGCGTACACGGGCACCGCTGGCTCCACGGCGACTTGGCAGTCTGGCCCGCAGGGCGTAGTAGTGTGGTCAACAACTAACGCATACATTGTTGTAGGCGAGGGTGTGACTGCAACGACTTCTAGCACTCCGATCCCCGCGGGCGTGCCTATCGCGTTCAAAGTGCCTGAAGGCACCGGCGCGCCGTGGCGAGTAAGCGCCATTCAACAGGTTTCTGGCGGCTCAATTTTTGCTAAACCTATCAACATCCGATGAGTTTCGGGGACGACATTCGCAACGGCGTTCCTATCGGGTTGCCGTCAATTCTGTCGTTGGGGCTGCCGCCTCTGGTCAACCCGTACCCCGCGCTTAACCTTGACTTCATTAACAATCCGCTCGATTCCCGCATCACCTTTACCCGCGCAACCACGGCGACGTTCTTCAACTCGTCTGGCGTACTGTCTACGGCGGCTTCTGGCGAGGCCCGCTTTGACTACAACCCCTCCACGCTTGCCGCGCAGGGCTTGCTGATCGAGGAGCAGCGTACTAACAGCATCCGCAACAACACGATGCAGGGTGCGGTGGCAGGGACGCCGGGGACGGCTCCGACGAATTGGGCCGTTAGCACTGCCGCAGGCATCACACGGGAGTTGATGGGCACGGGAACAGAAAACGGCATCACCTACATTGATTACCGCTTCTCAGGCACGGCGACGGGCAGCAGCGACACGCAGTTTGAGCAGGGAAACATCATCGCGGCGCTGTCGGGGCAAACGTGGGCGCACGCCTGCTATTTTCGGGTCGCTGCCGGCTCGCTGTCCAACGTCACGCTGACTCAGATCGTGAGCGAGTACACCTCGGCGGGCGCGTTCCTCGCTGCGTCTACTCAGAACATCACCCCGACTGCTGCCGGTCTTGCGTCTCAGCGATTCACGCTCTCGCGCACCCTGAACAACGCATCAACGGCGTTTACGTCGGCGACCATCCGAGTGACATCAGCAGGTGCCATCGACATCACCCTCCGCATCGGCCTGCCGCAGTTGGAACTCGGCGCATTTGCCACGAGCGTGATCCCCACGACCACCACCGCTCTGACGCGCAATGCAGATGCGGCGAGCATGACGGGGACGAATTTCTCGTCGTGGTACAACGCGAGTGAGGGGACGCTGTTTGCTCAAAGTCAGACCGCGCAAGCATATGCGGCTGGCGTACCTGCAAGAGTGTCTATTGATGACGGAACAATAAGCAATAGAATTGCCATTAGAAACGGCAATAATTTTTCAAGCGTGGTAACAGTTAGCGGGTCACCCGTTGCAAGCCTTGAATTAACCGCTTGGAATTCAAACATTACCAAACAAGCAATAGCGTACAAAGTTGATGATTTTGCATACACCACAAACGGTGCTTCAGTTGTTACAGACACATCAGGGGCAATTCCGTCTGTAAACAGATTAGGAATAGGATTAACTGGCACGCAAAATTTTCTCAACGGCTACATCCAACGCATCGCCTATTACCCCGTTCGCCTGCCTAACTCCACTCTCCAAGCACTGACGGCCTAATTATGGACATCTACCTCAAAGCAAAGTCTGAAGCCGCGCTGTACGAGGCGATGGAAGCCGCAGGCGTCGTCACCAAGGGCGAGGACGGATGGCACGTCACGGACGGCCACAGGTACGCGCTCGATGTCATAGGCGCGGTCTACAAGCCCACGGGCGAGGTCATCGAAGAGGACGGCGTAGCGGCTCCGGTGATGAAGGCGGTGCCGGGGTTCCACGCTAATTTGCGTGTTATAGATGCAAGCAATTTTGATGCTAATATGCTTAACGAAATAACAATTAATGTGCCTACTAATCCGGCGAGAGGGTGGGCATAAGTTTTAAGGGGTAATTTTTTATGCATTTGGAAACCGAAAACGGCGAAAACTTGGTGCAAGAGAACGGCGGCTTGCTGCTGTTGGAGTGATAAATGGCAATCGTTAAGATTTCAGACCTTCCGCTCGTAGACTCGCCGGTCGAAGGCACCGATCTGTTCGTTGTCGTTCAGGACAACGTGACGAAGAAGGCGTACGCTAGCGACATTCAGACCTATGTAGGGTTTGAGGAATTTCAGACTGCGACCGCAGGGCAAACCGTCTTCAACCTGACGACGATGACCTATGCGGCGGGCGCAAACAACCTACAAGTGTTCGTTGACGGCTTGAACCAGTACGTCGGTACGTCTTATCTTGAGACGGACAACAACACCGTTACGTTTACGCAAGGGCTGCACCAAGGTGCGCTGCTCAAGTTTTCGACCGTGCAGACGCAAACTTCGCTTGTTACCAGTGCGGGCGCGGTGACGTTCCTGCAAGCCGGTACGGGCGCAGTTCCGCGCAGCGTGCAATCTAAAGAGCGCGACATCGTAAGCGTTAAGGACTTTGGCGCTATCGGTGACGGCGTTAATGACGACACGGCCGTTATTCAAGCGGCAGTAACAAGCATGTCAGAAGGCGGGATTCTTTATTTTCCGCCAGGTAAATATCGTCTTACCGATGAAATTACAATTCCGCCTTATGGCGGCCTAATTCTTCAAGGCGGCGGCGGAAATGATAGTCGATTTGGTTCGCCTGTTCCGTCAGCCGATGGGACATTCATTTTTCAAGAAACAAACAACAAAGCTATTTTTGTGTTTGGCGGCGGGTGTTCCTATTCGTCCATCCGAGACATGACCCTATCGTCTACTGCAACACCCGGAACAAGTTGGACTGGCACAAACAAATTTGGCATTAAAATTCAAGCCGCACTACCAAATGTTATTTGGTCTTTGTCTTTTGATCGGTTGGTGTTTTTTAATTTAGAGCGCGGAATTTCATGCGTTGATCCTAACGCTGGCTCAAACCCAAGCGGCCAAGATTTAAGCGTGGCTCCTGTTGGAATCAATCAGTGCATTTTTACCTACAATAAAAATGGCGTTTATATAGACACCAACAATGCGGATTATTGGACGTTTCAGAACTGCTTTTTCTTTATACCGTCAGGTGGCGACGGTGCGTATCTAAAGCGTTTTGGGCTGTTCTTCTTTTATCACTGTTCGGCTGGCGGAACGGGGATTAGCAACAATCGTTTCATCAACATTGAAGCTGCCGGAGATGGGTCAGTCGATAAAATTTTGATTGAAGGCTGCCAAACAGAAAACTTAACCAATCTTTTGGTTATACAGCCGGGCGGCGGTTACACGTATCCGTTTGTTATTGAAATAAACAACGGCGTCTTTGAGATGGGGTCAGAAATATCCCTATCTAGTCCCGTTCATTTGATTACGTCAAATAATCGACTTTCAACGGCTAACATTTACGTTAACAATGCAAACGTAAAACTTTCAACATACGAAGATCAGTTTCAGAGCGCGGATTTTTACTTTTTGGCCGGAAGTCCGTCGGCGTGTTTTCAAAATACTGTTTGGGGGCCAAACCCGTCTGCACTGTATAGCAAGTACGAGTTTGACAATGGTCAATTAGTTCGTTTGACGGGGAGCCAGTCGGCTGTTGTAAGTGGTGTAGCAACTACATTGTTCTCGCTGCCTGTAACAGCCGCGCTCTACGAAGTTTATGCTTATGTGCCAAACGCCGCTGCGGGATCGCTCTATATGGCGTCTAGCAGAATTGGCGCAGATGGTGGAGAACTGGCTGTAATTGGCGGTGAAGCTGGTGCGAACATTTCTATTTCAACTTCAGGGTCTGGTGTACGGGTAACCCAAACTTCCGGCGTAAATCAAACGATTGGTTGGGGCTATCGACGCCTGACCTAATGAGTTAAGGAGCAAATTATGGCTGACAAGAAAATTTCGCAGTTAACTGGTGCCTCAACGCCTCTTGCGGGAACAGAGGTACTTCCTATTGTTCAAAGCGGCAGCACTGTAAAAGTCGCTACTGACGATCTTACCGTCAAGAACGTGCGCTCCAACGCAACCACCGGCATCCTTCAAGTTGCTGGACCTGGCGCTGGCACGACTCGCGTAATGACTACGCCGAACGCAAACTTTACCGCTGCTCGAACTGATGCGGCGCAGACGTTTACTGGCGAAAATACGTTTGGTGATACGGCGTACACCGGATTTGTAAAAGTTGTAGCCGGTAAAGGGCTTGCTTATAACTTGAATACTGCGGTGTACATGACACCGGAAGACAACATCCAAGGTGCGCGTATTGCTTCGGGCGGCAGTTTTAAGTTGATCGTTGGCGGAAGCAGCGAAGCTATCAATGTTGACGCAACATCAAAAGACGTAAAAGCAACCGCCGGAAACTTTGTTGTTGGCACCGCCGCCAAAGGCATCGACTTCTCCGCTAACACCCCCGCGGCGGGAATGACGAGCGAGTTGCTAAACTGGTATGAGGAAGGGACTTGGACGCCGGCGGTAACTGGATGGACTGGTATTACCTACATCGACCAGACAGGGTTCTACAACCGGATTGGCCGTCAAGTGACCTGTTGGTTTTACGTCCGTCTGACCGGCACCAGCGCCGCGAGCGCGGTGACTATCACCGGTCTGCCGTTCAGTGCCAACACCAAGAGCAACGGCGGTGCGCTGACCTACTACGATGTGGCCGTCAACCGAGACGGCATTTTGATTAACCCTTCGGGAACAACCATTCGTTTTTACGCGGATGCCGATACGGGTGCCGTAGTAAACTCGGATGGCAACGTCACTGACAAGTATCTTGTTGGTTCGGTTACTTACATCGTATAAAAAAATGGCACTTACAAAAGTTTCATATTCGTTAATTACCGGATCGCCCATCAATGTTAGGGATTATGGAGCTGTGGGCGATGGAGTAACTGACGACACTAACGCTTTTGTAGCGGCAGTAGCGGCCCCCTCGGACGGAACATGGGCCGTTGGTGACATATCGTGGCGCACCGCTCCTGTTGCGGGGGGTGCCCCCGGCGACGTTTGTACGACTGCGGGCGCTCCCGGCACTTGGAAAGCAATGGCCAACATAGCCGCATAACTTGACGTTTTCTTGCAACAAGATATATTTAACCCGTACTGGCCCGGTTGACCAGGGATTCATTAGGAATCAAAATGTCTGAAATTGAAGTAGTAGCGGAACAAGTGCCCGCGCCGGAACCGGTTGCTACGGCTGCACCGGAACCCGAAGTTGTTGCTCAAGAGGCAACCCCGCCGGAGGAAAAGCCTGCCAAGACGTTCTCCCAAGAGGAGCTCGACGCGCTGGTAGGTAAACGACTTGCACGGGAACGTCGCAAGTGGGAACGAGAGCAAGCGTTGAAAGCGCCTGAGCCGATGGCCCAGACGCCTGCCGCGCTGCCTGACCGGGACATTGACCCCGACGCTTATACGGAAGCCCTCGCGGCCCGTAAGGCGGAGGAATTGCTGGCCCAGCGTGAGGCGGATCGGCAGCAGCGCGAGCTGTTGACGGCCTATAAGGAACGTGAGGAAGCGGCCTTTGAGAAGTACGACGACTTTGAGCAAGTCGTGTACAACAGGGCGTTGCCAATCACGAACGTGATGGCCGAGACGATTCAGGCTTCGGATGTTGGCCCCGACGTAGCGTACTACTTGGGCTCTAACCCCCGCGAGGCTGAACGTATTTCCCGTTTGTCGCCATACCTGCAAGCCAAGGAGATTGGTAAGATTGAGGTCAAGTTGACCGACAATCCGCCGGTTAAAAAGACAACTAATGCGCCCCCGCCGATTAAGCCTGTGACGGCTAAAACCGTCGGCGCACCGGCCCGAGACACGACTGACCCCCGCTCCGTCAAGGACATGAGCACGTCAGAGTGGATTGAAGCCGAGCGTCTGCGACAGATTAAACAGTGGGAAGCCCGACGTAACCGCTAACTTCTTTTTTGGAGATTTACTGTGTCTAATACACTGCTTACTATTGACATGATCACCCGGAAGGCTCTCGAAATTCTTGAGAACAACTTGGTGATCACCCGCAACGTGAACCGTCAGTACGACGACAGCTTCGCTGTCGAAGGTGCCAAGATTGGTTCGACCCTCCGCATCCGTCTGCCGGATCGCGCCCTTGTGACCGACGGCGCCGCGCTTCAGGTGCAGGACGACAACGAGCAGTTCACCACGCTCACCGTCGCCTCGCAGAAGCACATTGGCGTCAACTTTACCAGCGCCGAAATGGCCCTCCAGTTGGACGACTTCGCCGAGCGCGTGCTCAAGCCGCGTATCAGCCAGTTGGCGTCCAGCATCGACGCCGATGTGGCCAACAGCTTCAAGAAAATCTACCAGTCGGTCGGTACGCCTGGCGTCACCCCCGGCACCTCGCTGGTTCTCTTGCAGGCTCAGCAGAAGCTGAACGAAGCCGCCGCCGGCATGGCCCCGCGCTACGCAACCGTTAACCCGGCTGCCAACGCTGGCCTCGTTGAAGGCATGAAGGGCTTGTTCAACCCGGTGGACTCCATCAGCCGTCAGTTCAAGAACGGCATGATGGGCGAAGGCATCCTCGGCTACGACGAGATCAACATGTCTCAGTCGATCAAGCAGCACACCAACGGCTCGGCCTCGCGCGCGGACACCCCGATCGTGAAGACGACGCTCGTCAACGGTGCGACCAAGCTGACGCTCGACAACGTGACCGACGGCCTCACCCTCGTTCCGGGCGACGTGTTCACGATCGCTGGCGTGTATGCGGTTAACCCGCAGACCCGCGAGTCGACCGGCGCGTTGCAGCAGTTCGTTGTGCAGAACACCGTCACCTCGGCCTCTACGGAGTTCGTGGATGTGGAGTTCCTGCCGGCGGTCTACGGCCCGACGCACGCCCTCGCCACGGTCAGCAAGCTGCCGACCGCCAGCGATGTCGTGACCTACGTGGGTGCCGCTAGCGGCCAGTACGCTCAGAACTTGGTGTACCACAAGGACGCGATCACGTTTGCCACCGCCGACCTCCTGCTCCCGCAGGGCGTTGACATGGCGTCGCGTCAGGTCCACAACGGCATCTCCATGCGCGTTGTCCGTCAGTACGACATCAACAACGACCGTATGCCCTGCCGTATCGACGTGCTGTATGGCTACTCGGTGATCCGTCCGCAGATGGCCTGCCGCATCTGGGGCTAATTCTTAACCTTATTCACGGAGTAACTAAAAATGGCAATTCCTAACGGTACTAGTGGCTACCAGGTTGGTGCTGGTAATGTCGGCGAACCGCTGATCTTCCCGCAGGGCGCCCCCACGGCGCTCACGGCGGGTGCGACTGCAACGCCGGCTGAGCTGGCGAACGGTCTTTTCACCTTCAACGGCACGGCGGGCAACCTTGTCCTTCCGACCGTTGCTCTTTGGGAGGCGGCCTACTCGTCCGCTGAGAAGGTGGACGCGGCGTTCGACTTCTTTGTCATCAACATCGACGCGGCCGGTTCGGATGCGATTACGGTGGCGGTTGGCACGGGCTGGACGCTTGTGGGCGCGGGCGCGGTTTCGGCGGGTACGTCGGGCCACTTCCGTTGCCGCAAGACCGGCGACAATGCCTGGACTGTCTACCGCATTTCGTAATGGCAAACGCCCCCTACGGGTGATACCGTAGGGGGCACTGCTCATAGGAGTATTTTGTATGCCTAATACTAAGGCGGTTGGCGTTGCGTTTTCGGACCCCGAGCTGGACGGCGCAGTAATTGGGTCGGCAGGCGGTACGGTCGGATTCTTCGGCACGACGCCGGTTTCCGAAGGTGCGGCTCTTACGGCCCAGCTTACGACGATTACGTCCACGGCTCCGTCTCCGGCCGACTTTGCGATTCAGGATTTGACTCAGACGACCCCGTTTGGCTTTGTTACTAAAAACGAAGGCAACACGGTGCTGTCGGTGATTGCAAATCTCCAGACTCGCGTTGCTCAGTTGGAGTCGCGGTTTCAGGCTTACGGGCTTCTGCCGTAACTATGAACATATATCTTCGCCATCCCGTGCATGGGCTAAAGATAGCCATTTCCGATTTGGAAGCGGCTATGGACTACGAGCACGGGTGGGAAGAATATGACCCATTGGAACCGGCGGCGCAGGAGGAAGACCCTGCTGCGTCGCCGGAACCTATGCCGGTCGTTAACGAGCTAAAGGCGCGTCGAAAGCGGAAGGAGTAAGCCATGGCGACAGCGGGCGATCAAATCAACGGGGCGCTGCGTCTGCTGGGCATCTTGGCTGAGGGCGAAACGCCGTCGGCTTCGATGGCACAGGACGCACTTTCGGCGTTCGATCAGATGGTGGATAGCTGGAACACCGAGCGCCTCGCCGTGTTCTGCACCCAAGACCAGACTTACATGTGGCCTGCCGGCGAGCGTATTCAGACGCTTGGCCCAACGGGCGACTTTGTTTATGTACTCGGCACACAGTCTGAAGTGCCGATTATTACGCAAGACGACGACTATCTGTCCTTGGAAGACGGCAACCCCGTTCCGGCACAGCAGCGTCCAATTTTGCTTGATGACTCGACTTTTTTCCGCGACCCGTCTACGAACGTGTCG